GATGAATAAGGACGTTCATGCGCTGATTCAATATTCAGAAAGAAAAACAGAACCGCTATATATCGGCTTCCCACAATGGATATATTCAAATGACGGGCAACTATTTAAAACTTTAAGTAATTAATCATTCGTGATTTAATGTGAGATAAACCCGGTATTTCTATATCGGGTTTTTTATTTCCGAAAAATAAATTTGGAGAATCAAAAAACTATCCTATCATTGCGGTAATTAGTTTCCTAACGAGGTGGTATCCGTCAGGAGATTTATTTTTAAGTTTCAAAAAAGGGCTTTAGCAGATACCACCTGTTGAAGCCTTTTTTTATTTTATGAGCAAGTACATCCTTATTCAAAACGATGGTGAGATTGAAACAAACTCCTTTGAGCTTATCGGAGCATCCACCAAGCGGAATGACAATACCAAGATCGGTTTCTTTGGCAGTGGCTTAAAATATTCCATTGCCTACATGATGCGGAGCGGGATAAAATTCCGCGTGTTCTCCGGCGAAAAAGAAATCATTTTTACTGCCAAAACGGAAAACTTCCGCGCCCAGGATTTCCAAAGAATTTGTATCAACGGTATCCCGACAAGTTACACGACCACGATGGGGCCAACTTGGAAAGAGGATTGGTTCGTGCTGCGGGAAATTTACTGCAACGCCCTTGATGAAGCGGGATGCCAAATCGTAAAAGAAACGGAAAATGTATTCCCCTCCGCCGGCAAGACAAGAATATTCATTGAGGCCACGGAATCATTGGCAGGGGTGGTACATAATTGGAACGCCTATTTTGCCGATGAAAGAACCCCGATTTTCATTGAATCATCCGATGTTTATACCTGTATGTTGGGAACGGAAGACAATGCCACCACGCGGCAACCGATACAGGTTTACCATAAAACCGATGGCGTGGTTTACAGAAAAGGGATACGGGTGTTTGAGGACAAATCACTGATGTACGATTATAACTTTGCCTTTGTAAGCATCAATGAAGATCGCACCGCAAAATCCATCACCGGGTTAACGTATGCCGTATTGAATTTGTTTGCAAGGTTCTCCGATGAAGCCTACATCAAAAATGTACTGCGAACCTCCGTTGATGATACCCAAAACTATGAGTACCGCGCATTGGGCTACACAACGCCGGATGATAAAATAAGTACGCAATGGGTGAGGTTTTCCGAAGAAAATTTATTGGTCGTAAAAGAGAAAAGCGGTAAGTACGCCGAAGAAATACGGGAATCCAAAAAAGAAGCGTTCCTGATCCCCATGATATTCGCCCGGCAATTGAAAAAAAATCAACCGGATTGCAGGATAATGGGCATGGGCAGCATTTTAGGGAAAGTCTCGGCGGAAGAAATAGAACTGACCGCCAAAATGCAATTCCTTTTGAAAGAAGTGCGGGCATCCCTTGAAGAGATGAAATATCATATCCATTATGAAATCAAGGCCGCAATCTTCGACAACGATGAGGTTTTGGGTAAAGCCGACATGACCAACAAAACCATCCTGATTGCCGACAAAACATTCGACCTCGGTAGGAGGGAAATTGCCATGACCCTGATGGAAGAAAACGAACATTTAAAATCCGGTAAAGAAGATGAAACAAGAGCCTTCCAAAACCACATATTTTCCCAATGGCTAACATCAATGGAAAATGCCAACGGACTATTCCTATAACGCAATAACCGTAAAAACAAAAAGCCATGAAAATAACTACCATAACATTCCAAAGTGTCATGGTAGAAAATATTTTGGCGAATTAGCAAACCTATGTAACTTTACATCCACATACAGCACTTTTCTATGGTTTGTCGTGGGGGCGAACAATAGAGAAGTGGTAACGGCACATTAAAAAACCGTTTAAACTTCCCCGGCTCCCCCACAGTCGGGGTTTTTTATTTTATGCCAACACAAAAAGAAAGGGACTTTCAATCTATTATGAATAGTGAAGTAACCACAGAAGTATCAGTCGATGCACTGTCAAATGCCATTGATTTTATTTCTTCCAATTATGATCCTGATGATATTTTTAGTCAAAAGGATTTAGAAGCATGGGCAGAAAACAACGGGTACATAAAGGAATAATTTTTTCACTTAAACCAAATACAAATGGAACAAAACGACAAACTTCCTGCAATATCGCAGGATAAGGTGGTCGCGGCTATAAATATAGCCCTCACCAAACAGCAATTATCGGTTCAGGCATTGCAAAACACTGCCGATAATCTTGAATTTACGCCGGAGAAAAGGGAAGAAATATCGCAATTCCTGGCAAAACTCAATTCCACTGACAAGGTTACAGAGCAAACCCATAAGGACGGGAAAGCCCCGTATCTTGAAGGCGGTCGCATTTGGGATGCCGGGAAAAACAGCACATTGGCAATTATTGAAGCGATACGGAAGACCGTGAAGCCGAAATTTGACCAAATGTGCGCGGAAGAAGACCGTAAAAAATCGGAATCTGCCCGACAAAAGCAGAGAGAAATTGATATTACGGCCGGGATAGAGAATAATGTCATCAGTTTCTCAGCTAAAATAGCCGTTTGTACTACAAATGCGGAACTTTTGGACATCGAAAGAATCATTAATCTGGAGAAAAGTGATAGTCGGAAGGATAAATACGGCGAATACCATCAACAGGCAGTGGAAAAGTATGATAAAGTCCTAAAGCCCATCCTTAAATCCCAAAAAGAAAAAATTAAGGAGAAGGAAGCATTGGAAGTTCAAATACAGGAAGCCGAAAAAAATAACGATGCGGTAAAATTGGATGAACTCAATGAGAAAAAAGAGATCATCGAAGAAGAAATTCAGCAAAATTCAGTGAAAGTGCAGGAAGAAGCATTGAACAATGCCGCCATTGATTTTATCCCGCTGGCAGAAGAAGTTTTTGCTGACACCAAATTTCGCCGCACATATACCATTGAGGTTTCTGATGAAAAAGAAGCATTTAAAAAAGCAAAAGACCTGTTGGATATTTCGGTGAACAAGGTAAAGGCGGGCATTGTTCTTCAGACTTTGAAAGAAACCGGCGTATTCAAAGACAAATCGGAAGTGATTGTAAACGGCATCAAATATTCAGAAATCAAAAACTATAAATAATGCTAACATACGCACAAGCCGTAAAAAAACTTAGCGAAGTAGTTCCCGATGAAAATATGATGTCCATTGATAATGGCGAATCGTATTTCATCCCGATAGAAACATTGGAGGAATTACTTGACCTGTTTGATTACAGCACACGAAATTTTCAATACCAAATATTCAAAGACGGCTATGCTAATTTATGCGTTGCCGCTTCGTTGGAACTTATCCTTAATTACCAATCCGAAAATGGCGAAGAAACTATTCAGCGGTCATTTGTAGGAGCGGCAAATTTTGCTCTTGGTTCCCTCGGGGCTAATTCCCATTTCTTAGCGACAGCCAAAAGTGAATGTGAAAAAAATGCGGCGCAAGATGCCGGCAAATGGTTCGGGCGCGGATTGAATGTTCGGGCGGAATCCGTCCCTGATCCGAAAAGCCAAGCCCCGCAAATAAAAAATAATGCGGTAAAGCTAAAGCCCGATGTAAAGATTATGCAGAAGTTCGCTGATGCCGTCCAAGCAAAAGACGAAGCTGCCATTCGGCTTTTGGAAAATATGTACGAAATAGGAAAGGAGGAACCCAATGTTACATAAGAGCAAAATATCAAAAGTCAAGATATACAGCGATGAATGGTTTCAGGCAAGGTTGGCAAAGTTCACAAGCTCGGAAATCCATTTTTTAATGGGGGGGAGCGCAAATGCGTACATTCGGAGGAAGGTCGGGGAAGAATTGACAGGGAAACCCGCAAAAGGAGAAATTGATACGGACGGAACAAGGTGGGGAACATTTTACGAAGCCGAAGCCCTGACGAAGTTTGGTCGCTCAAAAGGATTGGAATTTTTAATTGTCCAACAATTAATCTGTGACCCGGATGGGGGTCGGTTCGGCGGTACACCAGATGCTTTGATTCCCATTCGGGAAAGCCCTAACCAAACCGAGTACGAAGTCGAAACGGTAGAAGTAAAATGCCCGATAACCTTTGATAATTATTTGCTGCTTTGGGAATGCGAATCCGCCCAGGAGTTGAAATCCGCCAAGAAGGAATATTATTGGCAGGTACTTGACCAAATGGATAATTGCGGATGCCTCGTTGCCTATTTTGTAGTTTATCACCCTGACTTCAAAGCAGGGAATATGAAAGTCCTGAAAATTGAGGCCATGCAGCCATTGGAGGAAAAAGGGAAGAAATCCTTCCCGATATACGAGGACTTGAAATTGCTACGGGCAAAAAAAAAGCAAGCTGAAGAACAGTTCAATTCCCTTCGGGCAAAACTTATGAGTTATCCCGCAGTTTAATTTGGTACAGGCTTGCCACCGCTAATGCTTGCCAACCGTGACTTTTTAATCCATAATCATACCCGCTTCCCGCCGGGGGAAGCGGTATTTTGTATAAATCCTTCATTGCTTCCGTCACAACTCTGTCATCAACGGATATAAAACTTGCCTTCCTTTTCCCGCGCCCGCGATTATCGACCCGTATTTCTTCCCGCGTTTCCACATTACAGGCAGCAAAAACTTTCTTCTCATTCTTCCGATCAATAAGCGGAACGCATACCCCAGGAAACGAATCAAACACCCATTTCTTCACTTCATAACGGCTCAGAAGCACTACAATGAATCCTGCCTCAAT